TAGTTTGGCCTAACGACATTTGGGATTGGGAAGAGTAATGAGTATTGTTTGGTCATTCAGTAGCCTGAAAACATTTCAGCAGTGCCCTAAGAAGTACTACCACACCAAGATAGCAAAGGACATTGTTGAGCCGGATACACAGGCAACACTGTATGGAAAGACAGCTCACACTGTGGCGGAGGAATACATTCGTGACGGAACCCCGATCCCTGAACAGTTTGCGTATATGCAAGCTACCCTAGATGTCTTAAAAGAGATCCCCGGAGATAAGTTATGCGAAGTAAAACTTGGGTTGACGAAGAACTTAGAGTCGTGCGACTTCGATGCTCCGGATGTATGGTGGCATGGGGTAGCGGATTTGGTGATTATCAATCGGACTACGGGAACGGCACACTCCATAGATTACAAGACGAGCAAGAGTGCGAGATATGCGGACGTGAAGCAACTCGATCTTGTCGCTTGTGGATTATTCGCCAAGTTTCCGGATATCAAGAGGGTGAAGTCGGCCCTCTTATTTGTAGTCAGCAAGGAATTCGTGAGGGCGATTCACCACTCGGAGATGATGCCAAAGTACATAGAACCCGCCGCCCGAGACGTAGCAAGAATTGAGGCGGCGTTAGATAATGGAGTATGGAATCCAATCCAAGGCCCACTGTGCAAGTTTTGCTCGGTGAGAGAATGTGAATACAACAGGAACTAACATGCCCTACGTAAACAAACCCCGTGATATTGTTCCGTGCTTAGTGTGCGGTACTGGGTTTGAGCGTAAGAGCAGTAACCATTTGTATTGTTGTAAGGCGTGTAAGCGTACTACTGCGCGTGGTATCGGAGGAGCTGAGACAACGGAAAGGCAATACGCTTTAATTAGTGGAAACTGGGAAAAATATTTTGGTAGGCTGTGCACACGAGCGTTTCGCCGAGACCTTCTCAGCAAGCATGATTGCATAGCACTGCTAGAGACACAAGACTACAAATGTGCTTTGACTGGAGTTGAGCTTACTTGTATTCTAGAAAAGGGTACGGTTTGTAAGACTAATGCTAGTATCGATCGGATTGACCCAAAGGGCCCATATACAAAAGACAATGTTCAACTTGTATGTGCAACAATCAATAAACTGCGGGTAGACATGTCCGTAGACGATTTTATTAAATGGTGTAAGAAAGTGAGTGACTATGCCCTACGTAAATAAACCTAGGCCTTATCGGAAAGAATATCAGCAGCAGATTGCTCGAGGTGAAAGCCCAGAACGATTAGAGCGTCAACGTGCTAGAGAAGGTATAGATAAAAAGAATGCAGACCAAAACAAAGATGGACGTGCTGACGTCCGCGAAGGAAAAGATGTTGCTCACGTCAAGGCTCTATCTAAAGGTGGGTCTAATAAAAACGGAGTCAAGCTTCAAACCCCATCGGCTAACCGATCATTCAAGCGTGGCTCAAACCATAAAGTTGTATCAGAAACCAGCGCAAAAGAGCGCAAGAAGAAATGAACCTATCAGAGTATACGTGGCCTCGTCCCCCGGGGTTCACGCCGTTCGAGCATCAGAAGACAACAGCAGAGTTCCTTACAACAAACCGTAGGGCATTCTGCTTCAATGAGCAGGGTACAGGTAAGACGGCATCAGTAATTTGGGCAGTCGACTACCTCATGACTCTTGGATTAGTGAAGCGTGTGTTAGTGATCTGCCCTTTGTCGATTATGAAGTCGGCTTGGCAGAACGACCTATTTAAATTTGCAATTCACCGCACGGTGTCAGTTGCTTATGGAGCCGCGCGTAAGCGTAAAGAAATTGTGAATGCCGGTGCCGAGTTTGTTGTCATCAACTTTGACGGCGTTGGCATCGTCAAGAAAGAAATCATGGCTGGTGGGTTTGATCTCATCGTAGTGGATGAAGCGTCAGCATATAAGAACGCACAGACCGAGCGTTGGAAAGACTTGCGCGATCTAACAAAAGTTATAAAGGGCTTGTGGATGCTGACTGGTACGCCTGCCGCACAGTCGCCTGTGGATGCTTACGGATTGGCAAAGCTTGTGAACCCCAAGGGCGTCTCACCTTTCTTTGGTCAGTTCAGAGACACAGTGATGATGAAGCTCACTATGTATAAGTGGATACCCAAGCCAACTGCGCAACTAATCGTTCACAAGGCATTGCAACCCGCCATTCGGTTTGAGAAAGCCGACTGCCTTGATCTGCCGCCCGTTACATTCGTTGAACGAGACGCACCATTAACACCGCAGCAGATTAAGTTCTACAACATACTAAAGAAGCAGATGTTGATTGAGGCCGCTGGTGAAGAAGTATCAGCAGTCAATGCCGCCGTACAAATTAACAAACTCTTGCAAATAGCTGGAGGTGCGGTGTATACGGATACGGGCGAAGTGGTTGAGTTTGATGTGAGCAGTAGGCTCAACGTAGTGCAAGAAGTAATTGAAGAGTCAAGCCACAAGGTGCTTGTGTTCGTTCCATTTACGCATACGATTGAATTACTCGAAAAGCATTTAGTAAAGCACAACATTACATGCGAAGTAATTAACGGCTCGGTTCCTGTAAACAAACGCTCAGATATTGTCAAGCAGTTTCAAGAGCAACCTGAACCAAAAGTATTAATCATCCAACCGAAAGCGGCCTCACACGGGTTAACACTAACCGCCGCCAACACAATCATTTGGTATGCTCCATGCACAAGTGTTGAGACGTACTTGCAAGCCAACGCACGTATCGACCGCCCCGGGCAAGTCAACAACATGACTGTGGTGCACATCAAGGGTAGCCCCATCGAGGCCAAGATGTACACAATGCTTCAGGGCAACATCAACAACCACCAAAAAGTAATTGATCTGTACAAGCAAGAAATTTCTTCGGAAACTCTTGACAATGTAAAAAGTTAGAGTAGAATTAGATTTGTGTAGCAGTGGTGGATAACGGGTTAGCGCCGTTAGACTGTCCTTTCTTATGTTTTGAAACACACTGCTTTATGTGAACTGCCACTGCTACACACCTTATTAGGAGAATCAGATGAATGAAGACACAGCTACCCCCGTAGATTTGGACAAGCTGACCACAATCTATATCAAGATCAGAGATAGACGTGCCGACAACAAGCGCATGTTCGAAGCTGAAGACAACGATCTCAAAGAGCAGATGGAAGTGTTAGAAGCACAGATGCTCGATGTATGCAAAGACATGAATGCTGATAGCATTCGCACCCCACACGGCACAATCATTCGCTCGGTAAAGTCACGGTACTGGACGAACGATTGGGATTCAATGTACGACTTCATAGAGGAGCACGGTGCATTTGGCCTGTTAGAGAAGAGACTTCATCAAACAAACATGAAGGACTTCCTCTCTGAGAATCCCACAGTTCTACCACTTGGCCTCAATGTGGAGAATGCTTATACCGTGGTTGTTAGACGTTCTAAGGAAAAATGAAATGAGTAATCTTACTATTCTCAACCAAGACCTCCCCGACTTCCTGCAAACTGCAGGTGTTAGTGAGCTTACAAAACAACTCGCCGGTAAGTCTGGCGTTAAGCGCATCGTGCCTAAAAACGGAATCTTCCGTAAGACAGTCGGCGGTGAAGAGATGGGCAAGATCAAGGGTAACCTGAACGCCATCATCGTTAATGCGTCCCCTGCCGTGGGTCGTATCTTTTATGCAAAAGCATGGAGTCCTGATGCTGAGCCGACTGCGCCCGACTGCTTCTCTAATGATGGTCGTACGCCCGATGAAGGTTCGGCAAATAAACAAGCTGAGCGTTGCGATAACTGCACCCAAAACACCAAGGGTTCAGGTATGGGTAACTCAAAAGCTTGCCGCTATTCACGTCGCATTGCGCTCGTGTTGGAAGAAGATTTTGGTACTTCACTTGAAGGCGAAGTCTATCAAATGAACTTGGCTTCTAAGTCATTGTTTGGTGATGGTGCAGGGGACAACACCCACACTTTTGAAAACTACTCTAAGTATTTGTCCAACAATGGCAAGAGCTTGGACTACGTTGTTACGCAGATCAGCTTCAACGAAGAGAACGATAACCAGTCCGTGTTGTTTACGCCGACTGGCTACATTAACAAAGCGCAATACGCTGTGACTAGCGAAGTAGCTAAGAAGCCTGACGTGCTGAAGATGGTCGTTATGACACCATACCAAGCAGACATGGCGGGCAAGCAAGCTAAGTTAGAAGCACCAGCCCCTAAAGCCGCCGCGCCTAAAGTTGAGTCTCCGATTGAGGAACCCACTAAGCGTGAAAAGAA